AGGACTGAAGATGCCCCTATCATCGAGAGTGTACCACAAAATCTGGTGACAATGGAGGTGACGGCATACAGAGAGGACGGACAGATTGACACTTTCTATCAGAACGGCTTGTTTATACGAGATATGACTATGATTACAACAAAACATAGTTTTATAAGGAGAGCTTATAAGAGTTTTGATTTTTTGATGACAATCGAGCAGGTGGTAACGGAACCGAATGGAGAATGGACGGTTATACGGAAGAAGGACCCATAGACAAGAAGAATGGTGGATGTGATTAAGCATCCAAGCAAAGATCTCGTGACGATCGATTTCAGTGACAAGAACCTAACAAGGTTTAAAGACATCACTGGGAGATTTAAGAGCGAGTTTCAATGCTTCAGGGACAAGCAGATGTCGAGATTGATGTATCGAACTAGGGCAGGGGCCCCAGTTGTGTATGCAGGCACAAGCGTGGCTGGAAAGGACGCGAAATTCTCAGAGGAGAAAGACGGAGAGACGAAGTACTACTTTGTGTCCAGTTTGTATTATTCAGATTACAGAACAGGACCAGGGTATTGTGGATCACTACTTGCTTCAGAGGATGGCAGGTATATCGGCATACACTTCGCATCGGACGATAGGAGCAGTTTGGCGGTTTCGGTGGTGCAAGAGGATTTTGTCAGGACAACGACAATTCGAGAGGCTCCGGTGGAGCTCAAGATGGAGTGTGGAGTGACACCATGGCTTGAGACATCTGAGTGTGGATCTATGGAGGTATTGGGTGTTTTGAAATCACCGGAGTATTCTGCTGCAAACACGACTTTGCGTAAGTCGACGTTGTTTGAGCAGATTTCACCGGCGACAACACAACCGCCAATACTGAGTCCGTATGATCCGAGAAATCCGACGAAGGTGCATCCGAAGAAGTTGGGCATACAGAAATATGACAACTATGTGGCGGCTATGGATGAGCCGTCACTGCAGAAGATAGCAGACCTCGTGGATTACGATCTGGGACAGGAGACGAGGGTCAGACCAGGAGTGTTGACCGATCACCAAGTGCTAAATGGAGATTATTTGGTACCGCGCTGGAAGGGCATGGATATGTCAACGTCACCAGGTTATGGCTACAAGAAGACGAGTAGAGGAAAGAAGCCGCTTTTCATCGAGGATGAAAAGGGCTTATACTCAATTGCAGCTGATAGTCAGGTGAGACGAGAGATTGACCAGATGGAGCGCGATATGTTTGAAGGTGTGATAAACCAGGTAGTGGTGATAGACTCCCTGAAGGATGAGAAGGTATCACACCAGAAGGTGCTTGATGTGAAGACGAGAGTGTTCAACATTTTGCCAGTGCCGCAGCAGTTTCTTTGTATGAAGTACTTTGGAAAGGCGGTGAGTCATATGTTGGATATGGAGGCGAATGAGACATCTCCTTATGCTATGGGGATAGACCCGGAGTCTAAATCATGGCATAGGAAGATAACGCACTTGTTGTTTATGTCGGACAAGGGGTTCGATGGAGATGGCAAGTCATTTGACGCCAATTATGTCTTGCGAGAGATGTATTCAGTGGTGGTCAAGAGAATGGCGGCGTGGGCAATCAGAGATGGAGAACCCACAGTGGAGGATCTCAAGGGAGAACTTGAGGTCAAGCACGGGAGACGATATACGGCAGAGCAAATCAGGGAAGCAATGCATATTTTGGCGCTTTCGCAAGTGACAGCCTTTCATTTGGCTGATAGCTTTGCGTTTGCAACATATATGGGAATGCTTTCTGGTAGTTTTCTGACGACTTCGGTTAATAGCTTGATTATGAGGAGCCACTTGTATGTGGCCTATAATACTTGCGTTAAGCCGGAGTTCAGGACTCTGTCGCAGTTTGTGGACAATGTTGCTATGTTGGTCTTTGGAGATGATCATATAGTGGCACCGAGTGAGGATGTCCCCGAGTTCAACTTTCAGAGCGTGTTTAGGTATTTCCAGACGCTGGGAATGACATATACGAGTGGACGAAAGGTTGCGGTCGAGGAGCGAGAGAGGTGGTCTGTTTTGGAGATGCAGTTTCTCAAACGGAACACGCGGCGAATGGGCAATCAGTATGTTTCATATTTGGACCGGAAGGTGATTCTTGAATCAATCAACTGGATAAGGAAGTGTGACGATGCTGAGCAGGCGACTGTGGACAATGCAAAGACGGCATTGCGCTACATGTGGTTCCATGGCAGGCAGGAGTTCAATTGGCTTCGGGATAAGCTGAAAGAGTTGAGACCGGCGCAGGCATGGGACGATTATGCTTCGTTGGAGGGGATTTGGAATGCTTACGACTCCGAGTGGGAGCCAAGTTATCGATCGCCCTATAACCAAGCACCGTCAATCCGTGGTGGGACGTTAAACCCCACGGAGCCAGTAGTGGCGGCTATAGGCCACTAAACCCAACCCCAACATGAATACAATTAGCAATAATTTAGTTAGTGTAGCAACTAGCACTTTTATCACAATCAGGACTGAATCAGGCTTAATGGACATGGCGAGCTCAATGCTAAAACCGATCACTGGCATAATAGACGGGCTGATTCCCCGGGAAATGCAAGGTGACGCTTTAGAAGCAATAGCTTCGCTTGACCAACCAACGTTGGACTTCCCCCCCCTCCATGTTGCGAATAAGGCTTTTCGCAACTGGAACGTCGGTAATGGACCCGACAACTCTGTGGTGTTACGAGCAGACATCAAGACAATGACGATGACGGATACTCAGCATTACAAAAAGGGAGATACAATGAAGATACACGACATCTGTCGTATTCCGACTTCTATCCCTCGTTTTGTTACTGGGCAGGATCGGCTTTGGACGTGGAGCACGTCCCAAGTGGTTGGTGACCAGCTTACTGATATGTATGTCGGACCGATGATGGACATGCTGTACCAGGACAACTACCTTCAGGCAGTTGCCCCGGGAACAGGCATCATTCCGACTGCGTTGACGTACGCAACGGTACCCTTCCAAAACTGGAGAGGAGGGCTGGTGTATGAACTGGAGTTCTACCTCAGCCAAGGATTTCACACTGGAGCAGTTCGTGTGAGTTTCCACCCTGGCGTGTACGATAATACATCGCTGACAACACCCCAACTTCTATCGAGTCAATATTTTGCAGTGTTTAATATAGGAGAGGCCAATAAGTTTACTTTTAGGGTCCCTTACATTGCAGCCTATCCATGGCTAATAGTCGCCAATCAGAGCGACTACACAACAGCGGCAAAGTGCCGTCGTTACTCGACAGGAATTATCGTGGTGTCAGTGGTGAAGAGATTGTTCGCCATGAGCCAAGCCTCGCCGCAGATCAGTTTCTCGTTGCGTGTGAGTGGTGATGAAGACTACGAGGTAGCCAACATCACATCACACAATTCGAGCGTTCAGATTGCAGCGAGTCCGTGGGAGGCTGTCCCATTCCGAACACAGTCAGGAGAAGATGCTGCTGAGGGAGATTCTCAGCTGACGGCGCATACAGAAACTGCGACGACGCTAACGACTGATGCAATTCAAGAAGTTACTTCTAATGTTGTACCAGACATACCGTCAAGCACGTCTATTGGTCGATTCAAGCATGCCACCCCGGAGAGTCCGTGGTCGCTAGTTGAAGCGCAGAACAAGATGATCGAGTTTGCCAACATAGATTGGGGCACATCCCAACTACCAGGCACCCTGTTAGCGGCATTCGACCTGCCATCAGCTATACTCGACGCAGCGAGCCTAACGGGAATTGGAAAAGACAGGTTTTTCCAATGGCACGCCGATTCTGTTGACATTAACATCACAGTTGCAGGATCGCAATTCCAAGATGGTGCGCTAGCAGTATGCTGGGCGCCGGCAGTAGCTCTGGGGAACTTTCCGCCAGTGGGGACTATTCTTACAGGATTTTTCTCATCGCGGACGCAGATCGATATGAGCCAACACATGAAACTCCAACCACACACGAGTGATAACAACCGGATGAAGATTTCGTTTATTCATCCGCAGGTTACGCTGAATGTCGCAGATGGCGACAGTTTGGGGACGTTGATTGTAGTTGTCTATTCGCAGCTGTCAAATATACCGGACACGTTTCCGGTTAACTTGTCCTTCCATGGATCAATTGCCGACGCCGCAGTATTTGTACCGCGGCCATCGGGACTCACCTCATCCAAGGGGTGGACTGCTTTCAGGACTGAAAGTGGTGGCGAGAAGAAGATTATTCTCGCAAATCCTACTATCTCAGGTATGGGACAGAGGCCAGCAGTCTCACTGGCAAAAGATGCTTCGGAGTCGACACCAAGCATGCCCTTTAAAGGGAAATACCACATTGGTCGACAAAATCTGCCGCATTTCGAGGACACGAGTAATGACATCAGGGCGCTGTGTAAGAGAGTTACACCAGCGTGGCTTGGAATAGTTAACGTCGTGGCGAATGAGCCGGCACTGCTAACGCTAGATCTCGCGAATGAGATCCTGTTCCCAGACGGAACAGGAGTAGCGCGCAACAATAATGGAACTGGATTTATAGGATATTTTGCCCCCCTTTACCGCTTTAACCGCGGTGATTGGAGGCTTAAGATCGTTGTTCAGCGACGTGAAGTTACTCAGGTACAGCCTATTCAAGGCTGGATAACTATAAGTTATCCCGAGGGTACGGTACAACCAGGCACTGGATACCTTGTCAACACACCAATGTTGACATTGAATACAGCGGCTTTCAAGTACACACCCCGTGGTCCAAATGGCCACTATTTCACACTTTCAGACGCACAACCGTACGTTTTGGAAGTTGAGGTACCGAGAGACTCCATTTCGCAGATTTCGATCAATCCTGCATATTCTGGCGCCATTAATGTTGAACCCTACACTCTAGGCGACATCAACATGGTTTTCCGCTCAACGGAGAACGAATCGTTAGACATTCGAGTTTATGCATCCTTTGCTGATGCAACTACTTTCGGAGAACTATGGACGCTTCCGCGGTTGGTTATCAATACTGGTAATTACCCGGATGGCTATCAGCCAGGAACTCTGAGACGTGTTGCTTCTGAAACGGAAGACTACTCGGATATTGAGGTAGTGGAAGTACCCGTACGGCGCAGCGTACAAAACGTTCCGAGACGAGCAGGAGAAGGCTCGTCGAATCCAAATCTTTATAAAATACGTAAGTAGATAAGTCGCGCGGTGTCAGACCCGGGCGCACAGTAGCGTGTGGCATATGGATGAGGATTTAATATACGAAACTCGATGACGTGGATTACAACCCCCACTAGAGAATCACTTTTTCTAAATGTTGAAGGCGTTAAAC